CCCAAACCCCCCGCCGCACTACACCGAGCACCCGTCTGGAATCGAGTGTATTCAAGTGACTGAGCACCTTTCGTTCTGCGTTGGCAATGCGATTAAGTATCTGTGGCGCGCAGATTTAAAGCACCCCGATGCGATACAAGACCTAAAAAAAGCTGTCTGGTATATCAACCGCGAAATTGAACTGCGCCAAAAACGGGTATAATTGTTTGAAACGCGGCTAGGTTGGGATTTGCTCCCCGACCGAAAGAAGTTCCTCCCTCTTCTGCCGTTGTTTCTTTTCTTTGGGAGCGTTTAAAAGGTGAGCAATATGCACTATTACAAGTTCAACATTGCCGACTATCGGAAAGACACGGGGCACTTGTCTACGGTAGAACACGGCATTTACCGCCAACTGATTGACTGGTATTACCTCGACGAAAAGCCGATACCGATAGAAACCCAAGTGGTTATGCGTCGGTTAAGACTCGGTTCTGAACATGAGGCTGCTCTGCAAAATGTCCTTGCTGATTTCTTTATTAAAGGCAAGGATGGCTACAAGCAGGGTCGCATAGATTTGGAAATTAACGAATACCATAGCCAAGCTGACAAAAACCGAACCAACGGCAAGCTAGGTGGGAGGCCAAAGAAAACCCAGTCGGTTATTTCTGGGAACCCAGACGAAAGCGAAAATAACCCTAACCATAAACCACTAACTAAGAAACCATTAACTAATAAACCAAGTAGTAATGCAACGCGCGGGACGCGGTTGCCAACCGACTGGAAACCTAATGCTGATTTAGCTGAATGGTCAAAGGCGGAACGCCCCGACCTTGACCTGCGAAAAGTATTTGCTGAGTTCAAAGACTACTGGTCATCAATCCCCGGTAGCAAAGGCGTCCGCCTTGATTGGGATGCGACTTGGCGTAACTGGGTACGCAAGCAAACCGCCGCCAAGCAAACCTACGCACAAGTTGCCGCCGACGTAGCGCGAACAACAACGCCAGCACCAGCGAATCAAGACGCAGCGCTCAAGCAAATAATGGCCGACCGCGAGAACTGTTCGCCACCGCCCGAGCACATCCGCGCAATGATGAAAGGTATTCTGGGGGTGAAAAATGCGTAAGAAGTCAAAATATAAACCGCGTGGGGTCAAGCTCGATGCAGTCAGTTGGGTTTTGACTGGCATGACAAAAGTATCAGCTAAAGAGTCCGAGTACGTCACGATGCACTTGAAAAACATGAGTGCGCTTGACTCGCTGACAAAAGGCACGGCAACGCGAAGTGAAGTGGACGTAGTGATTGGTGTAATTAACGTCGCTGAGGCGCTTTGTGAACTTGGGTTCGGTAAAGAGTATCACCAGTTGGTTTTAAGCGCGTCTAGCGCCCTGTACGACGTTTGCAAACGGTCTTTGAGTATGGGCGATAGATTCGTATGCCGAGGCCAAGAGTTGGCAGCGATAAAAGATGGCTACGAGGTGCACGACGCGCAGATGGAGACGTGCACCATCGCCGACTTGGACAAAGCGTTAGACATTATTGAAGCCGTATTGAAAGCAAAGAAAGCGAAGGTCATCGATGCCTAGAAAGCTAATCCAAATTGACCACATCATGTTTTGTAAGACATGGCGCCTGTTCGACTACTACGAAAAGCAAATGAGTGCCCATGACCTAGCGGACGCTTTGCAGATAGCCATCCTGACGTCTTGGAAGTGGTGTCGCGCTTTACACGCGCAAGGGCTTATCCATATATGCGATTGGCGACAGGACACATTAGGCCGTTATCAGACTCCGGTGTACGCCTACGGCGATAAGCTGGACAAGCCTAAGCCGCGCAAGACCAACTTAGACCGTCGGCTTGAGTACGAGCGCAGGAAAGAATTACGAAAGCAAGCAAGGGCAGAAAAAAAGGCAAAAAATGATTCAATATCAAATCACAATGACGAACATAAAGACTCACTTTTCGCAAGTGCGTCAGTTGAAGACACCACTAATAGACTTTTTAATGGAGCCGAGCAATGTTGATTACCCTCGAATTTTGGTTTTCGTATCTGCTGTCGGTGCTGTGTCTTTTTGCGCTGGCATTGTTTATCAACTCACGTTTGGGTGACTACGAATGAGCACAATAAACAAACCACAAAACCCAGTGGCTTGGGTAACTTCCGAATCTCTGCGAAGTTTGCAAAGGGGTGGCAACGGAAAAGGTACTGTACCAGTTCACAAAGCACCAAGTCGTAAGTCAAATTCCCCTTTGTACGCCGAACCGCAAAAACGTGAATGGGTTGGTCTGACGGATGAGGAGATGGATGAAGCATTGAACTCGTGTGATACGACAGATATATACAAGTATTTCAGAGCCATTGAAGCCAAGCTGAAAGCGAAGAACACATGAGCAAAACACTAGCCAACAAAATATTAGACAGGATTCGAGATGGTGCAATCTACCCTCCCCACGTCGTTGACGAAGCACTCAAAGCAACGGGCGACTTGGAAATCCCCATTTACTGATGAGCAGCGCACGCACTTTGCCAAGGTTGCCGCCGAGCAAAAGCAAATCGACAACATGGCAACGGCGCGTGAACTGGTGCAGATGTTCTATGCCAAAGACAAAGGCATCCGCAACACTTGGCTACGGGAGGCGCTTAACCGCATCGCCAGTAAGCAGGGCAGCGGGCACGCTCACAACATCCGCACTTGCATGACAGCAGTCAGGACGAACGAATATGAAAATGACCTTGCGTAATAGCAATGAAGGCGTCAAGCAGATGCGCCAGCTATGGGTGAAGATGAAGGAGTCGCTGGATACGGGCGTAGCGTTGACCGTGCAGGTTGAACGCGAAAACCGAACGCTTGACCAGAACGCGATGTATCATTCCATCATCCACCAAATCGCTAAACAGGCTCAACATTTAGGCTCAACTTGGGACGCTGAATCTTGGAAGCGACTTTTGGTGGATGCCTACACTAAAGAGCAATGGTCTGGAAGTTCGGGGCAAGTCATTCCCAATCTGACGGGCGATGGCATTGTGCAATTGGGTTTACAGACCCGTAAATTTACTAAGCAACAAGCGTCCGAGTTCACCGAGTGGCTGATGGCTTGGGCAGCGCAAAATGGGGTGGTGCTCGATGAAGGGTAAAACACGGTCGGCCTCGGAAAAGGCACTACAAGACCGAATCGCACAATTAGGTTGCATCGCTTGTTTAAAGGATGGCGTCTTCAATGACTTGGTATCCATTCACCATATCGACGGGCGAACCAAGCCAGACGCACACACAAAGGTTTTACCGCTATGCGCCGGTCACCACCAAGACGGCACGGGTCACGCAGGGCTTATAGCGGTTCACCCTTGGAAGAAACGGTTTGAACAACGATACGGCGGGCAGTACGCTTTACTGGATGAGGTTATGCGGATGATTGACGACCAATGAAAATATTAGGCATAGACCCCGGCTTTAGCGGCGCTTGGGGGATGATTGACTGGCACGGCGACTTTGTGGCTTGCGGCGATATGCTAAACGACAGCAAACAGCTACTGACCAACGACATACACAGCGAGATAAGCCAAGCCCGCGATGCGTGCGACCTTGAGATATGCGTGGAAGCCGTACACTCGATGCCCGCGCAAGGTGTAGCTTCCACGTTTAAATTCGGCATAGCGTTTGGCATGGCCTTGGCGCTAACGCAGCGCATCAACGCGCCGACGCACATGGTCACGCCTCAGAAGTGGAAACGCGACCTTGGCCTGACGAGCGATAAAAACGACTCGCTAGACCTTGCCCGCAAGCTATGGCCTAACGCACCGCTGACCCGTAAAAAAGACAACGGGCGAGCCGAGGCATTGCTACTTGCACACTGGTGGCGCTTGGAACTACAATGAACCGTTCTCCTGTTGGATTGCTCCAACTTGCGCCATCCTAGAGGTGGCGTTTTTTTACATGAGGTGAGATATGCCAGTTAAGCGCGGCAAAGAAACATTCGCCGGTTACAACAAGCCAAAGCGAACGCCAAGCCACCCAGAGAAAAGCCACGCGGTGCTGGCTAAGTCTGGCGACGATGTAAAGCTGATTCGTTTTGGTCAGCAAGGCGTAAGTGGCTCGCCTAAGCGTGAAGGCGAATCTAAAGCGGATGCGACAAGACGTGCGTCGTTCAAGGCTAGGCACGCTGAGAATATCGCCAAGGGCAAGATGAGCGCAGCGTACTGGGCAGACAAAGTTAAATGGTGATAAGATAGCCTCGCTTGGGCTTGGCCTTGTGGGTTAAGCCAGAAAGCGCAAATTTTTACCTTGTGGGTCAAAATGGCAAAACAGCAAATTGAGCAAGTCTCTATCGAGGCGCTGATTCCCTACGCTCGGAACAGCCGCACACACTCGGACGCGCAAGTCGCGCAGATAGCCGCAAGCATTAAAGAGTTCGGCTTTACCAACCCCGTACTGATTGACCAAGACGGCGGCATTATTGCTGGTCACGGTCGCACATTGGCGGCACGCAAGCTGGGGCTGGACGAAGTGCCTTGCTTACGGTTAGCGCACCTTGCC